ACTACGACTCCGCCACCGAAGCGCAGATCGAGGAATGGCTACAGACACAACCAGAACGCTCGAACATCGGGCTGCGCATCCCCGACGGCATCATCGGCATCGACGTGGACGCATATGCCGGAAAGCAGGGCGGAGCCACCTGGGGCAAGACGGTTGAGCAATGGGGCGAGTTGCCTCCCACCTGGACCCTCAGCGCGCGGTCAGATGGCCTGAGCGGAATCCGGTTCTACAGAACACCCCGCGGGCTTGCTTGGCCCGGTGAAGTGGGGCCGGATGTCCAAGTGATTCAGTATCGCCATCGGTACGCTGTCGCATTCCCCTCGAAGCACCCCAAGCTCAAGCGCGTGTACCGATGGTACCCGCCGGGCGCTGAGATCGACGGCAAGTCCTACGTCCCTGAAATCCCGGATGTCTCAGCGCTCTCGATCCTCGGGTAGCGGTGTTGACCGACGAGCAACTCTTCGGGCTCTTGATCGTCCTGGGATGTTTGCTGATCGTCGGAATCTGTCTCGAGCTGCGCGACCCGCCGTAAGGCGTCGTGCTCACTCGCTATTAGATTGGGGGATGGTGGCGTTGTTCTGTGCTGCGGTCTTCCTGTATTCGTTTCTGGAAGGCTTGATGCGGTGACTACAGCAATCGATTTCCCGCTCCCCGCATTGCCCCAATCCTGGGTCGATGGGATGCAGAAAGGCGAGTACGTCAACCGTGCTCGCGGCAAGGTGTCCGGGCTCAAGGAAGCCTGGAAGTGGATCGCCAAGCGGCCAGACCCAAAGGGTGCGCCGTGTCCCGTGATGCAGACGGCTCTGGAGGAGGGTCTGGAGAACCTCTCCGAGAGTAGCGGTGGTGCAGCGCACGACGAACTCAACCGACGCGTCTACCAACTGGTGTCTCTCTCCATCGAGGGGCACCGTGGCGTGCACTTCGCCTTGAAGGCGTTGGGCGATGCGTTCATCGAGGAGGTCAGTTCCCGGCGCAAGAGCGCCTCGCTGGCGGGTGAGGCTACGGGTACGGTACGCACTCCCGAAGAGGCCAGGCGTGAGGTCAGTCGGTCCATCGTCGGCCGAGTGCAGCTCATGATCGGCGAGCTGAGCCAGCCGCACATGGTCGAGGCTGGGCTGAGTGAAGGCGCAGAGGCTTGCTCCTGCTGGATTGAGCCAGAGGAAGACGAGGATGGTGGGCTACTCACCGGACAGGGTCGTGCACAAGACCCCTTCACCTACGAACTGACCGACCTCGGCAACGCACAACAGCTCATCGACCTGGCCGATGGTCGCTTGCTCTGGGTACCCGCGTTCGAGCGTTGGTATGTGTATGGGGAGGATGGTTGCTGGTCTAGCCCTGACAACAACGCCGCTCTAGAGCTGGCCCGGCGGATTGCCCCGCGTGTCAAGCGCGCCGCAGAACAGCGGTACCGTGCAGCAGAAGGTGCAGACACTTCAGAGGCCAACGCCGTCAAGAACGGAACCGGTAAGTCCGACGCTGAAATGCTTATCGGGCAGGCTAAGCGGCTCCAGATGTGGGCAGAGCGTTGTGGCTCAGTGGGCGCGCTGACTGCGATGGAGAAGGTGCTCAAGACCTTCCCCGAGATGCTCGCCGGGGCCGAGACCTTCGACGCTGACGAGCGCCTGTTGCACGTGGGCGACGGCTCGGTAGTCGTGCTGGGGGCCGGCGGGGTAGAGGTTAGACCGGGTACGTTGGCAGATCGGGTTACGCGCGTTACGGGCGCCCCGTACGACCCTGGTGCTAGGTCTCCACTTTGGGAGGATTACCTTGACACATTCGTCCCGGATCTGGATGTCCGTTGGTTCTTGCAACGTCTGCTGGGCTACAGCCTCCTGGGAGGAAATCCTGAGCGAGTCATATGCTTCCTCCATGGACCCACGAGCAGCGGTAAGAGCACGGTCGTGGAGGCTGCTAGCGCAGCTGTGGGTACGTACGGGGGAGCATTCTCCCTGTCAGTGTTCCGAGAGAAGCAGGACGAAAGTCCTCGACCGGACCTGGTACGCATTCTGGACCAGCGCGTTGCCTTTACCTCGGAAGCCGGATCAGACTGGTATCTCCACGCCGATCAACTCAAACGATTGAGTGGTGGCGACTCGATCATCGCTCGGACCTTGCACTCTCGGGTGTACGTGGAGAAAATCCCGGCCATGACTCCGTTCATTGCCACCAACTCAGTTCCCACGGTTCTTCACGCAGACGAAGCGCTACTCCGCCGTCGGTTCATAGCCATCCCGTTCGATCACCAGGTGTTCGGAGATGGTGATGATACGACAGCTCGGGATCGGTTGCGTCGGGATCCTGATGCCCTCAAGGCTGTGTTGGCGTGGATGATCGATGGGTACGTGGGTTACTGCAAAGAGGGGCTGGGGAATCGGCCTCCGGCGGTCATCGCTCGCACGAGGGAATTTGGTACTGAGGTCAGCGTGAACCACTCATGGCTGGAGGAATGCTGCGAACTCGGGTCAGAGTTTGAGGTGATGGTCGACGATTTGGTGGCCAACTACAAGATGTGGTGCGCTACTAACGGCGTTGACAAGCCGCTTGGTACACAAGCGCTCGGGCACTTCTTGACTGCACAGGGTGTCGGTAAGCGCGAGAGAAGAAGGGTCGATGGAGTCAATCACTCGTTTAGGCCTGGCATCAAACTCCGAAACGGTGGCAGTTAGCGTACCGATCGTACCGATGTCGTACCGATGTTGGGCGTAACATCGGTACGAGTAAAATCCCTGGTCAGAGTGCTTATTTGAGTTGAAAGTACCGAAGTACCGAAGTAAATGGGAGGTTAGACTATGTACGCACGCTCGCCCTCTTTACTTAGCTACGTTCGACGCGCTACGTATACGGTCGAGGCTAACTCTCGTGCAGCTTCGGTACTTCGGTACGAAACCCATGTTTCCGCAGGTAGGGCTCGTACCGATGTTCGCGGCAGATCGGTACGACATCGGTACCGCTTCGGTACGGCGCAGGTAGACCCATGTTTCACTTCGGTACCGGGAGGGATGGCCCTTGAAGAAGCGTATCCATTGCCCCAAGTGCAGCCGTAGATTCGAGACAGTTGAGCAAATGGTCATTCACATGGAGAGGAACCACAAGTGACTGCACCGCGCGACCCGAGCCAGACACCAGGCGAGAGCGAGATGGGCTGGGGCCCAAACCTCATGCCCGACCCGGAGAAGGAACCGCCGCATCACCCTGATCTGTTGCGGGCGATGCACCGGACGAACCTGCATTCGGACGACCCGACGTATGTCGAGAACTTCGATGGAGACTTCGCGTGATGCGATTGTTTCTATCAATGGGTAGCGTACATGCTATCCACTACCCGGGATGATCGCAACTTCGAAGCAATAGTCGACGGGTTATACTGGAATAATTGGCCCGTCTGGTCATGGTGGTATCTGTCGAGGTATGGAAGGAAACGTATGTGGGTTGAAAAGTTCGATCGCGCTGACCTGATTGAGGTTGGCAACCAAATGACAGTGCAGGGCGACTGGTGGGAGGTGACTCAGATCCTTCCTACGCCAGATGTGGCGGACTATCTGGACTTCCACTTGCTGGGCGCGCCTACCCCGATGTTGACCTACAAGGTCAACCGGCGGGTGCCGTATCGAGTGGAAGAAACTTCGGAACCCGGGTAGCGGACAACTACTGGAGTAGGGTAGAGTTCTGCTCGTAAGGTTGGCGCTGACAGAGGAGTTCGGAATGGCTAAGGGACCTTGCCCCGTGAACGAGGGGCCGCACGGCCCGGAGGTTTCCGCCGGGGAGGACTCGCAGGTGATCGGGAACGAGACGGTCTACTTCTCGCGGATCGAGTGCGGGGCCTGCGGTCAGGGGCTGCGTAACGACATCCACACCCGGATCAAGAACGACGACAAGTAAGCTCAACTGGCCCGCCCTGTCTTCCCCTCAGGGCGGGCCCCTCATTGGTTTGGAGGACCAATGCCGAAGTCGAATACCTGCGATGAGTGCTCAGGGCACGGCCGGACCTACTGCACCAACTGCCAGGGTTCTGGTAGTCAGCCGGGCGTGACGCCACTGGTCCCGTGCAAGGTGTGTAACGGGGCGCGCTGGGTGACCTGCCAGAGCTGTGGTGGGTCGGGCAAGAAGTGACCGAGGCGATCGAAGAGAAGGACAAGTCCTTCATCCAGCAATATCTGGACTGGATGACAGGGTGGTTGGGTAACTACACCCTGACGATCATCGTGACTGTGGCGATCGTGTTGCTACTGATCTCGGTGTTCAGCAAACGCAGGTGACCGGTAACAGCGGCTATCTCGCCCGACCGGCGGGGTAGCCGCTGTTCTGTGCAGAGGGTAGGATCATGATCTGCGGGATAGTTGGTGGGTTAATCGCCGCACACGGACTCTATGATTGGATTTGGTGGCTCGAATGTCGTCGGAAGAGGTGGTCGTCGATGAATGTCAGTATGGCGATGGCCAGCCTGTCCACGGAGCCACTCGGATGTGCTACGAGCATGTCGAGGAATTCCAGCGCACAGGATGGACATTCCGACCGAATGGCGTGAGGCGTCGGGACGGGATTTCGGTTACCCCGGCTGGTACTGTGAAGGCCACTGCGCCCGCGTACAACACGCGTATGTTGATGTTGATGCAGGGCGACATCAATGTCGAGGACCTGGACGACGAGGAACTCGCCAAGGGAATGTGTCGGAACCCTGACGGGTCTTTCCCGCGTAGGCAGCCCGAGCTGATTCCCAAGATGATGTATGACCGAATGCAGCGCGAGTTGTTTGCACGCGCTGACGAGGGGCTGCGGGAAAGCCTGCTTGAGGCGGTTACCTCCATTGCGAATATTGCAACCGATGGACAGGTTGACGCCGGTCAGCGCTTCAAGGCGGCCACATGGTTGTTCGAGCGCCTGCGTGGCAAGACCCCAGACGTCGTCCAGGTTAGTCAGCAGAAGCCTTATGAGACTGTACTGGACAGTGTACACCGAGGTCCCCGGGTACAGCCCGTTCCGGTGGCGAACAATGCAGTGGAAAGTGAACAGCAGGCCGTGGTATCAACGGCCCCCGTGAGAGGGCAGCGACGTGCCCGAACCCCAGTCCCAGCCGATCACGCTCAATGACACACCGCTCTGCAACATCTGCCTACAAAGCGTTCGAATACTGCTTTGGGGTAAGCCGAAGGAGTACCTGATCGTTTGTCCGCTTTGCGATCGGTACGATCCACGTCTGTACGCGCCTCGCCGGGCGACAGGGTAAGCTAGGGGCCGGACGGCTTAGGAGGAAACAAATGGCTGCACTCCAGGGCTCCGGCGCTGTGATGGCGAAGCGGGGACTGTACCCGAACACGAGCGCTGACGTTGAGGCGCTCATGCTGCTCATCCTGTCGAACACCGCCTACCGAGACGTCCCGCCTCCGAGCTACACTCGGACTCAGCTGGGTGTGCTGACGGCTGGCACGCGGGTCGGAAGCAAGATGAACATTCGTGGGGGTGTGCTATAGGCGTCTGGAGCCCGCCCTCCTCAGCAGAACGTCGTATCAGCAGGTTGATCCAGGAATGGGGAGAGCACATCATGGCAACGGTGGAAGAGTTCCGGAACGAGGTCAACGCGGGCCTCGACAACATCCAGGGTGACCTGGACAACGTCAAGGCCAAGCTGGAAGAGGCGCTCGCTGGCCAGGGTGCCGCCCGTGAGGCGGGCATCCAAGAGGCTCTCGAGGGCCTGGCTGGTGTTCGGGACCGGATCGCGGGTATCGCGGCCCAGACCCCGGACGAGCCCACGACTCCCGAGGGCGACACCAACCCCGATGGGGACCAGCCTCCGAACCAGTCGGAGCAGTAGGCCTCCCCGGAGCCGTCGACTCTGGGTTGTAGGACGGAGCCCCGGACCTGAGCGTTGACCCACGGCGCTCAGGTCCGGGGTTTCCTGTCGTAAGGGAGTAAGTGGGTAGTGGGACAACTAGACGTTTGGACAGTGTACGACAGCCTGGGCTGGGATCCGCACGGGGCCCAGGAGGAAGTTGTCTCCTGCCCGGTACGTAACCGAGTAGTTTCAGCGGGCCGACGCTTTGGTAAGAGCGACATCGGCGGGCACGAACTAGTGCCCGAGGCTTTGGTCACATATGATCTGCAGCAGATGCTGAAGGAAACCGGTAAGCGTCGGGACTTCTGGATTGTGGGCCCTGAGTACAGTGACGCCGAGAAGGAATTCCGCGTCGCCTACAACTCTCTGACGGCTCTGCAGGTCCCATTCGACAAGCCCGGCACCTACAACGACCCGCTCGGCGGGAACATGCACATCTCGTTGTGGGAGGGCACCTTCCAGATCCACTGCAAATCAGCTCGGCACCCCGAGCAACTCGTCGGCGAGGGCCTGCGCGGGGTGATCCTGTCAGAGGCCGCAAAGCTCAAGCCGAGCGTGTGGTACAAGTACTTGCGCCCAACCTTGGCCGACTTCGATGGCTGGTCGTTGATGGCAAGTACCCCAGAGGGGAAGAACTGGTTCTACGACCAGTGGCTGCTGGGTAGGGACCCTAATCGACCTGACTGGCGTAGCTGGCGATTCCCAGCCTGGTCAAACCCGTATGTGTACAAGACGCCTACCTCGACACAAGACGTCAAGATCCTGCAAGAGAAGCTCGCCAAGAACCCTGACCAGTTGTCGATTCGCGAGATCATTGAGCAGCATCAGCTGATTATTGATGACGAGATCCAGGCGATGATCGGTGACTTGACACCTGAGGCTTTCAATCAGGAGATTGGCGCCGAGTTCACGGACTTCGTGGGCCGGGTGTTCAAGGAATTCGACGAGGAGCTACATGTACGCGATCTGGAATGGCAACCCAACTGGCTCACCGTCGGAGCAGTCGACTACGGATTCACAAACCCCAACGTTTGGCTCCTCATCCAGATTGGCCCGTGGGGGCAGATTCACGTCTATGACGAGTTCTATGAAGCGGGCTATACAACAGAAGAGTTTGGCAAGGAGATTCAAGCAAGGGGTCTCTGCCCAGACATTTGTAAGACGTTCTTCCCTGATCCGGCTTCACCGGGAGATACGCGACAGCTGGAATCAATCCTGAGGATCAACCACACTGGTGGTACTGGTGGCGAGCTGAAGTATCGAATTGACTCCATTCGGAAGGCGCTGAAGCGCGTTCCTGAATTGGCCGTTGACTCGAACCCCGACAAGAAGCCGCAGCTCCTGATCAACCGCCGTTGCATTCAGACCAAGCGTGAGTTCTTGGAGTACCGATATCCCAAGACCAAAGAAGAGGCAGCATCGCTGCAGCGCGCCTACGGCGACAAGAACGCGTCCGAGAACCCCATGAAGAAGGATGACCACACGCCTGAGGCGTTGGGACGATTCTTCGCGGGCTTCTTTGGCACAGTTGACCAACGGGTCGGCGGCATGCGGAAGAGCCGCGCTAAGATTCGCCGCTGAGTACTTAGGGTCGGAGGACCGATGGCTGTTGATCAGTGGGCTTCCATTAAGCCCTACTTCCCGACTACCGCGCCGATTGGTGTGGTCGGGGATGATGCGTCGCGCCTCATGGCGTACGACTGCTATGAGAACTTCTACTGGAATGCACCTGAGTCGTACAAGATCGTTCCACGCAGCGAGGACGCTCAGCCGATCTATTTGCCCAGTGCGCGCAGCATCATCGAGGCCAGTCACCGATTCCTCGCCAAGGACTGGGACTTCCTGGTGCACCCCAAGGTGGGTACGCCGGATGACCAGGCTCTCGTCAAGGGCCTGATGCAGAGCATCTGGAAGCGCGAGAAGATGTACGCAAAGCAGACTTCGCAGAAGCGAAACCTGCTGATTCGTGGCGACATGATGTGGCACATCACGGCAGACCCGAACAAGGCGCAGGGCGAGCGGATCTCGATCCACGTACTACACCCGGGGCACTATTTCCCGATCTACGATGAGGCCAACCCAGACCGCATCGTCGGGTGTTACCTCGTAGACGAGACCGAGGACCCGCGTGACGCCACCAAGACCGTCAGCCGACGCCAGATGTACCGGAAGACGGAAGCCGGGACGATTGAGTCCGAGTTGGCCCTGTACGAACTCGGCAAGTGGGACGACCGGGTCAAGCTCGAAGACGCCACCAAGGTGCAGGACGTGATCCCGCTCCAGGTGCTGCCGCCGCAGATCACGACGATTCCGGTATACCATACAGCGAACTTCCTGAACGACTCCATCTGGGGTAGCTCCGAGCTGCGCGGCATCGAGACCGTGATGGGCGGGGTAAACCAGGCTGTGTCTGATCAGGACCTGGCGATCTCACTCCAGGGTCTCGGAGTGTACTGGACCAACGCTGGTCCGCCGAAGGACGCGCAGGGCAACCCCGCGCCGTTCATCTTCGGTCCGGGTGAGGTTGTGGAGGTTCCGCGCGACGCGACTTTCGGAAGGGTGACCGGGGTATCCGGAGCCCTTCCGGGGATCGAGCATATGCAGTTCATGCTCGATAACGCAAGTGAAGCGATCGGTGTTCCTGACATCGCTCGTGGTAAGGTGAACGTGTCGGTTGCAGAAAGCGGCATCAGCCTCGCTCTGCAGCTGGCACCGTTGCTGGCCAAGAACGCCGAGAAGGAGCAGGAACTCCTGGGCGTCAATGACCACATGCTTTACGATCTGGTAAAGCAGTGGTTCCCTGCTTACGAGCAGCTGGCCGAGAACTTCCCTGTAGAGGTTGCTAGTGTCGTCGGCGACCCGATGCCGCAGAATAGGGCGGACCAGATCGCTGAGATCCTGACGCTGGTGACAAGTGTGCCTCCGCTAATCACTGTCGGTATGGCTCAGGCTAAGCTCACCGAGCTAGGCTACGAGTTCCCGGCAGGCAGTGAGGACGCTGTCTTCCAGGATGCTCAGCGCCTGAGCGAAGCCCGCGCATCGGCCGATCCGTACGCGAGCCGCTACAAGGAAGAGCTCGACGAAACCGGAGGAACTCCGAGTGAGTAAGGTTAAGGTGTTGCTGGCCGCCCTCTTGGGTGTGGCAGCGCTTCTCGTGTTCTCGCCTGTGGCGAGTGCACTCGTTCCGGCTAGCCCCAGTGGCCGGATCACGTGCGAGCAGGCCACCAAGACGGTCTCAGACCTCGAAGCCAAGATCACGGTGGAAACCGGGAAGCTCGCTGGCCTCGAGAAGGCTGTGGCTGACGCGATCGCGGCCGACAACTTGGTGAAGCCTCCGCTGACCGTGGACTCGCCTGTGACCGTGGCGGCGAAGAAGGCTCTGGCTGACGCCAAGACGCTCATCGCCTCGATCAAGGTCGACCTGGGTAAGGCGCAGGCGACGAAGGACCGCGTCTGCACGATCGTCACGCCCAGCCCGACGGTGACGGTCACCTCGACCCCGCCTCCGGTGGGGCAGGTCTCCTGCGCAAACCTCTCCTACAAGGAGGCGCAGGCTGTGCTGAAGAACAACCCGGGTGACCCGTTCAACCTGGACCCGGACAAGGACGGCGAGGCCTGCGACTTCAAGCGGCCCGTGTCCCAGCCGGTGACCCCGAGCGGAAGCGTGGCGACGGGCGGATGAGGTACTGGGTGGCGCTGATTGCCCTGGGATTGTCCTTGGTGGCCGGGTGTGGGATGGAGACCCCCTCGGCCACCGAGGCCCCTGGCCTGGTTCAGCAAGACGAGTCGGTAAACCCCACTCCATACCCGACGGGAATCGAGATTCCCAAGATCGGGGTCAAGGGACCGCTGGGCCGGACCGACGTCGACAAGGACAATGTCCTGATCGTGTCCGATCTGAGCGATCCGAAGAGGATTGACTGGTATGAGCGAGGCGGAATCCCCGGAGATGTCGGATTCCCTGCCGTCATCATCAGCCATGTCAATGGGCACGGGAATCCTGGCGGTTTCGCCGATCTGCATAAGCTGGTACGAGGCGACACCGTGGTTGTGGAACGGGGAGACGGAACCCGCCTCGGCTTCATTGTGGACACAGTGAACAAGTACAATAAGGCGAAATTCCCCACGGCTGAGGTATACAAGCCCAGCCCCACTGTCCCGAAGCTCGTCCTGATTACATGCGGCGGCAAGTTCGTGGGTCCGCCAACCGGGTACGAGGACAACATCGTTGTCACAGCCGCGCTAGATACGCCAGCGGCGGGGTAAGCTACCGCCTCATGGCCATGCCTCGGCAGCTGCAGCAATCTTACCTCACCGGTAAGGTTGCTGCTCGCATTCGATGGAATACCCCGGGCGACTTCACGCGCTGTGTGCGACAGGCCCAGAAGCACGGGATGTCGCCCGGGATGGCCAAGGGAGCCTGCAACAAGCTCCACAAGCTAGCCACCGGAGTTTACCCCGGTGACAAGCGCAATGTGGGCCGCCGGGTGAAGAAGTAGTGGGTAAGCACAAAGGCCCGACCAAGTTCTACAGCAAGAAACAGTGGCGATGGGCTTTCGCTACAAAGAAATCGTGGGCACGCAGGCAGGCACACCGAACTCCGGGTGGGCCGAAGGTCAGATACCGTCGACTTCCGACTCGATCAAGAAAGAGGAAGCGCTAAATGGCCGGATTCCGTCGCCTGCGCGGGGTCACCTCGCTGCGATCGCTAGTCGCCCGCAAGCGAAAGCGAATCAAGTACGCTGATTACTCGGCTGCACAGCCCCTGGCAGCGCCGAAAGCCCTTGTCGGAACGAAGCAGAAGGACAAGATCTGATGGCGCGCTGGAATGCAGCACTGCACCCTCGTGGTCGAGGCGGTAAGTTCAAGAAGAAGGGTGGTGGAAGCTCTGGCTCTGTGAGCCAGAAGGAGCTGAACCGCCGTGCAGAGATCTCCTACAGCCGCCAGACCGGCGACTTGAAGCCTCGCAGCAAGAAGGAGCAGGCTCGGCAGCGCTCGAATGGCCGGAAGATTGCGGCCGGGGCTGTGGGTGGGGCTGTCGTAGGGTTCGTGGCTGGGGCTCGGGTGTCCAAGGGAAGCCCGGCTGTGGCTGTGGTGAGCGGTTACGTGGGCGCGCACGCCGGAGCTAAGGCTGTCAGCGACCGTCTGCAGGCCAAGCGCGCCACTCAGGGCAGGAAGGTGAAGCGCTGATGGCCAGATTCGTCTCCTCGCTTCACCCGCGTGGCAAGGACGGCAAGTTCGTCAAGAAGGGTGGCGGCAGTTCCAGTCCCGCCCGCAAGAAGTCGAGCGGTCCGAAGACCCGACAGAAGGTAGCTCGTGCAGGCGAGCGGACCGTCAACCGCGCTCGCAAAACCAAGAACAACCTCAAGGGTCCAGTCGGCAAGGTTCTCGCCGCAAAGGCGGTCTATGATGACATCACAGACGTCGCCTCGCATGGAGCTAAGGCGTACGCCTACGGCGCTACGGGCAACTACGTCAAGTCTGCCCTCCACGGTGCAAAGGCAGGCACGGCGGGTGCCCGGCTTGGCTCTAGGGCCGCTGGGGCTATCGTTCGCAATGCCGGGCAGGGTAAAGCCTTCTCCCAGGCCAAGAAGCGCAAGTTCTACGCCGCACAGGCCAAGTTTGACGATCGAGTCCAGACTATCGACAACGCCGCTACGATTGGGCTGGTACTCACTGGCGGTGCTCTCCGCAAGAAGTCACCTGCTGGCACCAATGGCGTCAAGGGTATTGGTTCGGGCAGTAAAGGCCTGAAGCCTGCACGCCGGAATCGCCAGGGCGTGTACCAGATCACCAAGGTGAAGAAGGTCACCGCCGGGGCGCGAGTTCGGCGATGACATGCACTGGGTCACGGCGATGTGCATCGTGGCCGGAATCGTTTGGCCAGTCACGTTTCTGTTCTATTGGGGACTAGGAGGATTCGATGTCGAGGTGGAATTCCGCCCTGCACCCCCGAGGACCAGACGGGCGGTTCCGGAGCAAGACCACATACGGCGTTCGGGTAAGCACGCGGTCCGTGAGCGCGACAGTCGGCCGCCGGATTCCCCTGGTGCCGGGCAAGGTGAACCTGTACGTGGGTGGCCTGGTCCGGCTGGAGAACGCGTCGCGGTCCAAGGGGCCGATCGACCGCGTTCTGGACAGGGCCGGGGACCGCTTGGTGAACGCCGTCCCGGACGGTCGGGGGCGCGACATCGCGCGTAGCCTGGTTGGAACTGGACAGTTCCGCGAAGGCTCAACTCTGATCACCGCCAACACCGGACGGCGGGGTCGGGCTACGGTTAGCGCGCGCCGTTCAACTGGCGGAACCATGCGCGGCGGAAACTCCGTGCAGACCAAGGGCAACGCATCTGTTCGTAGCCCAAACAGGAAGCCTCGCCAGCCGAGGCAACCACGAGCGAGGAAGGTGGCAGCCTGATGGTACTCACCGAAGGTGATGCGGTCCTCAAGAACAAGAAGGGCGTGCATCGCGGCGGGCGGGGTAAGAAGGACCGCCGCAAGAAGGGGCGTGCGGTTCGAGCGATCATTCCGCTGATCCGCGAAGCAGGAATTCGGCAGCCCCATCGTAAGGGCTACCTTGTCTAGTCCGCTCCCTCAGGATCTCGCGCGATTCCTACAGCACCTCTCTCGACAGGGATCGCGCGAGATCTGCGGGTTCATATTCGGGGACCCGTGGGAGATCGTTGACATCGACAATGTGGCTCCTGGTGATGGCGATTTCGAGATGCATCACGGGCAGACACAAGAGCAGTACATGCGGTGGGACGCAGGTCGCATGGTAGGTGTGTACCACAGTCATCCGGGCGGGACTAACTTCCCTTCCGACAATGACATCAGGCACGCTCCATGGGGGTTGCGATACTGGGTAGTGACGGATACCGCAGTAACAGAATGGACCTTCGATGACAAGCCCACTGGCAAGAGATCCGCGCATCTGGTTGACGCGGTACCTCACGTTCCAGCGGGCCAAGGACAGGCAGTTGATTGCGGAGCTGGAACAGGCCGCTAAGGACGCAAAAGCGAGAATCGACGAGATCGCCAAGCGCAAGAACGTGGGGGCAGTCGTAGAGCGAGCGCAGCTCGAAAGTGCTCGCAAGGAGATCTTCGAGGTGATCGCTGAACTCTGGAGAAGGGTCGGTGATCTAACCCGTGCAGCACAGGCAGAAGCGGCTTCGCTTGCTATCGACGTCGGATGGCAGTGGGACCAAGTCCTGCTCACCCGAGCAATCCCGAGCGCCGCAACTCGACGTGCAATGCGTGACTCACTCAACAGTGCCGCTAGCCGAAACGTTGAAGGAGCTATCCAACGGATGGGCGGCAATCGAGTCGCACTATCCCGACGTGTCTACCTTGCAGAACAGCTTGTCAACGGGCAGGTCGATCGGCGGATCAATTCGGCACTGGCTCGCGGGATCAACTGGCGTCAGTTCGCCACAGAGGTCAAGGATCTCATCCGTCCGGATACACCGGGTGGTGTGAGCTACGCCGCCAAGCGGCTGGCCCGAACAGAGATCAACGCGGCATACCACGCCCTGTCGGTACAGCAGAATGTCGATAAGCCGTGGAACCAGTCAATGGACTGGAACACCAGCAAGTCGCACCCGAAGGAAGACATCTGCGATCTCTTGGCTAAGCGCGGACCGTATCCAATGGATGACGTTCCTCGTAAGCCACACCCGCAGTGCCTGTGCTATGTGTCTCCCCGCACAGTAACGCCCGAGGTGTTCCTCCAGGAATACCGACGAGGAGCATACGACGATTACATTCGTCGAACATACGGGTATCCAGGTTCGCAGGCAGCCTAGCGATTACCCGTCGCCACCCCGCAGCCGGTAGCCTTACCGCCTGTCACGTAGTATCATCCTGAGGAGGAGAGATGGGCCCCTGCCGCAGCATGCGTCAGCGTCGCATCAACGCCATCCTCTCGATTCCTGTCATCAAGGGCTCTGAGCCCAATGGCGAGAACGAGAACGACGACGAGAACGAAAACCAGAACCAGAACGACAATGGTTCTGGTGGCGAAGGTGGTTCTGGCGGTAGCCCCGAAGGCGGAGAGCCTCGTGTCTACACGCAGCAGGACGTCGACGCCATCATGAAGCGCCTCTCTGGAGCCGATAAGGCCCGAGTCGACGCTGAGAAGCGAGTCAAGGAATTCGAGGACGCGAGCAAGTCTGAACTCGACAAGGCCAAGTCCGACGCGGAAGAGGCCAAGAAGCGCGCAGACGCTGCTGAGAAGGAGCTCATCGAAGCTCGTGTCAGCAATGCGTTCCTCACCTCAAGCAAGCACTCCTGGCACGACCCGGAAACGGCTCTCGCCCTCCTCGATCGCTCCGAGATTCGGATCGATGACGATGGCAAGATCGTCGGGGTGAAGGAGGCGGCCGATGCACTCGCCAAGGCCAAGCCCTTCCTGCTGAGTGACAAGAGGTCCGACGAGAGGTCGTCGGGCGGGAACAACGGTGGCGGGAAGCCTTCTGGTGGCCAGCCGAGCAACAACGGCAGCGGCACCAACAAGGAGAAGGAGCGCCAGAAGCTCCTCGAGAAGTACCCCGCCCTCGCCATGGGAAGGTAGAGGAAGGAATCCCCATTGTCCAGGTACGACAAGTATGATCCAAAGGTCGGGGGCTTTCGAGCCTTCCTGGCCACGGACTGGATTCAGGATACGGATCTGAACAAGGTCTGGCCGGTCGGCCTGGACGTCAATGGTCTGGTCGTCAAGGGTGCAGGCCAGTCGGGCATCGTGGGTGTTCTGGTGATCACCCGCAAGATGTACGCGGCCGATGAGCCCGTCGACGTCATGACGGCCGGTGAGATCGTCGAGTTCAACCCGGGCGGCACCCCTGCCCCGGCGGGGTCGGCCATCTTCGGCGAAGGTTCGGGTGACTTCGAGGTGGACATCGCCGCGAACGTCGCTGCTGGTGCGGTTCGAATCGGGCACACCGTGGAGGCCTCGGCCACCCGGGGTACTCGGCTCGTGGTTCGCGTGGCTCCGCCCGCACTGACCGGTGGGAGTGGCGCGTGATGAACAGTACGATTGATCTCGATTTCCTGCGGTACACGGACACGTTCCGTACCCGCAAGGTCCTGGGCTACAGCCCGGATGGGTTCCCGCTCTACGCCATCAAGGGTAGCGAGTACGGTACCAACACGCAGGGTGACCTGGTCACCATCACTGCGGATGGTCGCGATCTCAACGCGATGTGGGCTGAGTTCCAGGCCACGCTGGAGATCTTCAACGACCGTCGCCAGACGCTCGTCAACCTGTTCACGTTCCCGGTCACTTCGCTGATCGAGGATGTGCCGCAGGTCGGCGAGGTCGAGTTCGAGATGGCCTCGGAGTTCGGTGAGCCGGTTGGTGTCCGTCAGGGCCTGGCCTACTTCTCGCTGGGCTACGACTTCCACGACTACGACGCTGCGGTCCGCTACACCTGGAAGTTCCTCCGGGACGCGGACGCCCGTCAGGTCGAGGCCATCCACACCTCCATGCTGAACGCGGACAACCGTCTCGTGTTCCGCAAGATCATGGAGGCGCTGTTCGACAACCGGAACCGTCAGGCCGACATCCGGGGTCAGAACGTCCCGGTGTACGCTCTGTACAACGCGGATGGTACGGTTCCGCCGTCGTACAAGAGCAACTCGTTCAGTGGCACTCACAACCACTACATGACGTCGGGTGCGGCTGCAATCGACTCGGGTGACGTCGAGGCTCTGTACGACAACATCGCCGAGCACGGGTACGGCATCGAGAACGGCACGCAGTTCGTGCTGTTCGCGCCGAAGGCGCTCGTCAAGGAGATGCGCAAGTGGCGCGCGGGTCAGGTCTCCGCGAACGCGGTCGTGGCGAACTACGACTTCATTCCGGCGGCCAACCAGCCGACTCTGATCGTTCCGAACGCGGAGGGCCTGCTCGGCTCGCGTCCTCCGAACAGCTGGAACGGTCTGGCTGTGGTCGGCAGCTACGGGGACATCCTCATCATCGAGGAGGACTACATCCCCGCTGGCTACCTGCTGATGCTCGGTACGGGTGGAGCGGGCAACCTGCAGAACCCGGTGGGTCTGCGGGAGCACGCCAACCCCGCCTACCGCGGTCTGCGGCTGCTGCCGGGTAACAACCAGCGGTACCCGCTGGTGGACTCGTACTACTCGCGCGGCTTCGGTACTGGTATCCGGCAGCGTGCGGGTGCGGCGATCATGCAGATCACCGCTTCGGGTTCGTACACCCGGCCGACGCAGTACACTCGGGGTGGTGGTCTCTCGTGAGTCGTCGGGATGAGTCCGAGCTGATCACGAAGGCTGAGCTCACGGACGACGAGCAGGCCTACGTCGATCAGCGTGGCATGCTGGCCCAGGCCCGCGCCACGTACCAGGCGATGTCCGACGAGGACAAGGCCAGCGTTGTCGAGCAGCACGGCGACGATCAGCGGGCGGCCGAGGAGCAGGAAGAGGACGAGGGCGTTCCCGTCGAGGAATGGCTCAAGACCGCGACTGTGGCCGAGATCAAGGAAGAGCTGGACTCCCGAGGAGTCGAGTACAAGGCGGACGCCAAGAAGCCGGAGCTGAGCAAGCTTCTGGTGGACTCGGTTCACGCCGAGAAGTGAGCAATCGGCCCCGGACCGCGTTGACTGAGGTCGCGCGGTCCGGGGTTTCTCTTGTCGCACCGAGACGGCGGGGTAATGGCTGAGTTCGCAGGGGAATGGGGTCCCGAAGGGATTGAGTACCCCAACGGCCAGCGTGCCGTCAACCGTTCGTACACCGTCAAGACCGGTTTGGGTGCACTGATCCCGCTGTTCGGGGACAAGAATCGATCGACCAACAAGCCGAATCCAGGGACAACGGATTCGCTTGGTAACATCTACTTCTTCGCCAATCCTGGAACCTACGTTCTGGAGATTGACGAGTTCTACGATTTCCCGATTACAGTACAGCTGCATCCGGACGAGCCTATTGGTGGAGTTGGACCAGTAGTCAATGTCGGGTTCGAAGTCAACGTGATCAACCAGACGCTCGTGCAGGTTCTGCACGGATTCCTGTGGAAGCCCGCTGGCGTCGAAGCAACAGAATTGGATGGAGTGACGCGCGTCTTGCCCGAGCGCATCGTGCATCCAGCGCCGGGAGTGACAGAAGTCACTTTTGGCTTCCCGTTCTCCGGCAGAGTGCTCGTGAGCTAGGAAGGCGACTATGTCCATCAGGCTTGCAGGAAACCTGGACCTCACCCAGTTCGCGATCATCGGTGCGATGCTGCACCCGGTCTCAGCTGACCCGAGTGGTCTGGGAACCGGCGACAAGGGCCGCATCTGGTTCAACACCACCAGCAACCGGCTCAAGGTCTGGGACGGCACCGGAGCGGTCGACCTTCTGGACCTGAGTGCGGCTACTGGCACGCTGACCGCCTCCAAGATCTCCGATCTGGCGACGGTCGTGCAGGCGTACCGCCTGGATCAGTTCGCAGCGCCGAACACCGACATCAGCATGGCGTCGCACAAGATCACGAACGTCACTGATCCGTCTGGCAACCAGGACGCTGCGACCAAGAACTACGTCGACACCGCCCTGGCAGGGTTGGCCACGGGCCAGACGCTGAAGGGTGCGGTTCGTGGTGCGGCCACTACAAACGTCAACATCGCTTCTGCTCCGGCTACGATCGATGGCATCACGCCAACGAACGGCGATATCTTCCTTTTGACTGGCCAGACCACTGGGACTCAGAACGGTCCTTACGTCTGGACTGCGGCTGGCGCTGCTATGGCGCGCGCTGCCAACTGGGACAGTTCGGCCGAGGCGGTCCTGGGTTCGTACTGGATCGTCCGTGAGGGCACCAACGCGGACACGTTTGCCCTCCTGACGAACGACACGGCGATTACCCTTGGTACTTCTACCCCGGCGTTCGTGTTCCGTGGTGCCGCTGGCGCTACGTACACGGCTGGCGGTGGTATTGGGCTCAGCGGCACGGACTTCTCTGTCGCAGCCGGTACCGGGCTGAGCCAGGACGCGGACGGCTTGAGCATCAACACCGCCGTCACCTCCCGCAAGGCAGGTGGCGCTGTTCCGGCTACCACTTCTGGCATCTTCACGGTCAGCGGCCAGAACGTCACCGTGAACCACGGGTTCGGTACTCCTGCTCCGCGCGTCACGGTGATGACTGGCTCCAGCCCGGTGAGTGGTTTCACCGCGAATCAGCCGGTGATCGTGGACTGGGTCCGGGTTGACGACAACAACATCATGTTCACGTTCCCTGGTACGCTTGCGGCGAACCAGTGGATCGTCGGCATCGAGGGCTGATAGGTGAAGTTCGCCCAGAACCCCACTCTGGCGAACAGCTCTCCTAGCGGTGCTCTGGAGGCTGCCAGCAAGGGGTATGCAGACGGTCTGATTGCTGCCCTGACTCCGGCGGGTCTCGGGGCACACAAGGCACTCACGGTCACCTCGACCAAGACCGGAAACTACACTGCAGCCAGCGGAGATGTGGTTCCGTGTAACTCGTCCGGTGGCGGGTTCACGATTACATTGCCAACGGCTGCAGTTGGCTCGGTCATCGTTGTAACCAAGACTGGTACCGACAACAACAAGATCTCCATTGCAAAACAGGGTGGGGACGCTTGGCTGAATGGTACTCCGGTCGACCTGGTAACTCAGGGCGACGTGCGCTGGTTCTATGGATACAACGGTGGTTGGGTGCAGGTCGATCCGCCAGGATCGAAACTCAAGCAGTTCCCGGTTGTCACGCTGACGTATGCAGCTACGGTTGCTCCGGACTGTAATGTTAGCAACTCGTTCCTTGTTGTGGCCACTGGCAACATGCAGCTCCTGGCCCCAACGGGAACACCTGTCGACGGCCAAATTTTGGAGCTTGAGTTCAACGCCTCTGGCGGGGCAAGGACCCTTTCTCTCGCAACTGCAGCCAGCGCTGGACAATTCAAGTTTGGCACTGACATCACCGCTCTTAGCGCAACCGGATCTGGCCTGAATGACATCCTGCAGACTCGCTGGTCTGCCAACAAGTCTCGTTGGCTCGTGACTGGTTATGTCAAGGGATTCTGATGGCACCCAGCGTTCGATCGTTCGAGGTCGGTGGTAGCGAAGGAACCGGTGAGACTCTCAACAAGCCTACGGGAACAGTTAATGGTGACTGGCTCCTTGCCGTAACAGCATCTGACGAAACCACCGACACTTGGGTCACCCTTCCTGCCGGTTTCAATGAGATCGCAGACAGCCGGATCAGTCAGTCTGCAACGCAACCCAAGTTCCAGGTATCTATCAAGGAGGCTGCCAGCGAAGGTTCCACTTATGCGTTCACTGTGCCTTCCTTCATGTCTAGCATTACCTGGCTGTTCGCGCTTCAGGGGTGTACAGCTAACACCATTTGGAAGTCGGCAGTTGCACGAGGCACGGTAGCGGCGAGCGTCTCGCCGAACATCACCGCTGCTACGCATGGTGGTACCGATCCGCTTGTGTTCGACCTTGTGGCAGCGATCACCGAGTACACCGCAAGAACCTTCTCTACCCCGAGTGGTATGACTGCCCGAGGTGGAGCCATCAATGGCGCTTGGATGTATGGTGCAGGCTTCTCTCTGGGACTGTCGGGAGCGGTAGACTCGGTGGCACGGACATCTACGATCTCTGCAGCCGAACCTTGGACGGCTTGTGCAGTTGTGGTCGCAGATCCTCCTGCGGCTACGTACAAGAAGGGGTTGCTGATCCCGACATGAGGAGTGATTGTGGCTGACGAAGCAGACGTCAAGGCAGTCATGGAGCTGCTCGGGAACGCCGCAGGCGCTGGTGGGTGGACCGAAGAGCGTGTGGGCGAAGACCTCGACAACGGGATGACCCCCAACCAGATCGCACTGGCCTGGTGGAGCTACCGTGCGGCCAATACGGTCAACCTGGTGAGCGTGAGCGAGTCTGGATCCAGCCGTAGTCTGCAGGACATCTGGAACCACGCCATTGCGATGCGTGACTACTTCCGCAAGTTGGTTGATGGCGAGACCGAAGAAGAGATTCCTCCGGTCGATCCGTATGGCGTGGGTATCCGTACCTTCCCGATCCGTCGGATTGCGAGGTAGCTATGGTTGCCATTCCATTCCCTCCGGGGGTTGTAGACGACTACCCGCCTGTCGGCGACATGGCGACAGAGTTGGAGCATCAGCGTGAACTCACCGAGTGGTTCATCGAGCAGGACCCCGCCGAAGTCGTGCTCACCCCTCGATCAACTGGTCGAACAGCATCCGGAGCTACTGCAACATCTGATTCCCCTCCCCGTCCACTCCAGCGCGTCAAGTTCGTGTATGGTGGCGGGACAGGTGGTGGTCGTGCCGGGCTCGTCGACACCGGTGACGGACGGAATCGACAGTTCACGTATGTAATGATTGGCCGGTACGACGCAGTCTTCGGGATTGGTGACTGGTTCCTCGATGACAAGGGGAACAAGTGGGAAGTAGAAGAGCTGCTCCCGTACAACGACTATGAAGTCCGGGCAACTGTTCGACTGTACGGAAAGGATCCGCAGTATGGCTAGCGGCTTCCGAATCGACACTGGCGAGTTGCGCCGTAATTTGGGTGCATTCGACGCCAAGGTGCACGGTGCAGTGTCTGCGATCGTGGACTACAACGCTACGGTCGGTGAAGCGCAGATGAAGGCGACTGCGCCGTGGACCGATCGTACGACCGCAGCCCGTAACGGTCTGCACACCACTACATTCCACGAGCTCGCGCAGTGGACGGCCGTTTTTGCACACGCCGTGAACTATGGTATCTGGCTCGAGACGCGCCGAGACTTCAACGGCCGGTACGCGATCATCATGGCCACAGTGATTGCCATCGGCGAGCAGATCATGCGGATGCTCAGCAATCTGTTTGGCAAGATCTGATGTGCCGCGTTGCGATGTACGAGCTGCTCAAGAACGACTCTGAGCTACAGGCGTTCGGGATTGATCAGAACCACCTGTGGCCGAACTTCGCCCTGGACGGAGCACCTCGTGACGGGATTCCTTGGATTGTTATGCGATGGGGCTCGCGCCCTTCTCGTTTTGGGCGTCAGCCGGGTGGTCCGCTTGCGCTCACAATCTGGGCTTACCAGATTCGGCAGAAGGGCTCGGACTTCACCGTCCTGGATGCGCTACTGACCCGCTGCACCGAGCTGCTGGGCGGGGTAGAGCACTACGAGGGCACTGATGGAAGCGTCATTACTTCCGTAGACTTCCGAGGATATTCGGAGGACCTGACTGACGACGGGTACGACGCAATAGCCAAGAATGCAGCGTACACAGTTGTTTGCCGGTGATACGACAGCCCGGTAGGCTTACTGCCGCCTGGCACTGAGGAGGAAGAACATGGCTGAGGCCAAGGAGACGGAGGCCGTCAAGGTCACCGAGATGCCCCCACTCGAGGTTCCGAACAAGGACTTCGTGCGGTACGTGGGTGTCTGCTCGACCCGGCTCATTCGGGTCGACGAGTGGCCGACTTCGGTTCCGAGCAACAAGCGGCCGAAGACGGACGTCGTCTGGAACAAGTTCAACGGCTGGTACATCCCGAAGTCCGAGTTCAGTGCCGAGTGCCTGCAGGTCCTGGCGGACGACGGAAGCTTCGTCATCTCGGAGAAGTGAGATGCGCCTGCATTGCGGTAGCAAGGTGCACGGTGATGTGCTAGAAGGAATTCTAGAGATCAGGTGCACTTCAATGTACTGCGGTGCAGGCAAGGGGTACGTGGTCCTACATAGGTTCGATCTGGCCACTGGAGAACTGCTAGAAACGGCGAGGTACAAGGACCCCGCCAGGAGGAGACAGCAATGACGATGCCCGTGGCTCTGCCCTATGGTATCCGCGACTGCAAGCTGACCCGGTACACCGATGGACAGGGTTCAGTGCTCGCGGACTCTTCGGTGGACCTTCCCAACATGACCACCTTCTCCTTCTCGGAGACGGAGGAGTTCTCGGAACTCCGTGGTGATGACCGCGTCATTGCGACGCGGGGTCAGGGTGCCCAGGTCGAATTCGAGCTCGAGGCTGGTGGCATCTCGTTCCCGGCATGGTCGATTCTGACCGGCGGCGAGGTCATCGAGTCTGGGACCACTCCCAACCGCAAGCGTGTGATTCGGAAGCTGGCCACCGCGTCCCGGCCGTACTTCCGGACCGAGGGCCGCGCGGTGTCGGACAGCGGTGGCGACATCCACGCGATGGTGTACCGCTGCAAGATCAATGACACCGTCGAGGGCGAGTTCGCCGATGGCGAGTTCTTCATGACGTCGGCTTCCGGCCTCGGCCTGCCGATGCTCGATGAGAACTTCGACATCCTGTACGACTTCGTCCAGAACGAGACCGGCGTGCTCATCCCGACCACCCCGGTTCTCAACCCGCTGGGTCCGCCCTACGGGCTGGCTGGCGAGCCGCTCACGGCCACCACGGCTGGGCTCACCTGGGAGACGGTCCCCGACGCGACGGGCTACCAGGTCCAGAAGTCGTCCGATGGTCTCACTGGTTGGACGAACGCGACCGGCGGTACGGTGGCCACCAACACGGGGTCCACCACCATCACCGGTCTGACGGCTTCGACCACCTCGTACTTCCGGGTGCAGGCGGTTCGTGGCACGGACTCCTCGGCGTACTCCGAGGTCATCTCGGTCACGCAGGGCGCGTAACCAACAACAACAACTACAGGGCAAAGGAGCACAGTGATGCCGCCCACCAATGATGGATATGGCCTGGGCTGGGGATCAAGTTTTCAGGACTTGACCCTCGGCTCTGGCGCCAAGTGCATGGTTCGCAAGCTGCAGATGGAAGATCTGTCTGAGCTCGGAATCATCGATCACATCGACATGCTTCAGGACATCGTCCAGGAGGATCATGTCGATCGCGTGAAGAAGCCGCAGGACCGCCAGAAGAAGAAGCCCACCAAGGCCGACCTGGCGAAGCAAGAGGCCGAAGACAACAAGCGCACCATGGACATGATGCGCGACAAGGCCAAGTTCGGCAAGATGGCCGACATGATCGAGAAGATCGTGGTTGCGGTCGTCGTCAAGCCGCAGATCCTCTCCGCATACAAGGATGTGGATGGCGAGCGCGTTCGGCTGGGCCCGGATGAGCGCACCGGCGGGGTGATCTACTCCGACACCATCGCGTTCCAGGACAAGATGGAGATCTTCCAGTACGCCTTCGAGGGGGTCAGCAAGCTGTCTGACTTTCGTGAGGGATCCGCGGAAGATGTGGGAGATGTGGTCGATGTCGAGGAGTCTCCGATGCCGTCCTAGTGAACTCTTTGGGTTGAGTTGGCCAGTAGCCGCTTTCTACTTCGACAGGGCGGTCTGGTCATTCGGATCAACAATGGAAGCTGACCTGGAAGCCGCCCAAGATACCAAGGGCAAGAAGGTCAGCAAACAGACGATCCAGACCCGCAAGCAGCGTGTGATGGACAAGTGGATACCGCCAGACCCAACTACTCCTGTGAAGGGTCGTTTCAAGGATCCAGCCGTGGGTGCGTTCTCCGGAAGGAAGTGAGTTCCGATCGCCGACTATGACCTCGGTACCGCCCACGGCAAGGTCGTAATCGATTACGATGGTCGTGGCGGCAAGCAAGCCGAGGACCACATGGAGTCTATCGGCGGCCACGCCGATAAGCTCGACAGCCGCGTCAAGAAGGCCGGAGCATCCATTCTCGGGATGTTCGAGAAGGTGGCCGGTGGCGCTGGCAAGATGGCCGCTGCAATTCTCATCGCAGCGAACTCTGGTGCCGCGATCAGTGCGCTCGGTACCGGCATTGGCGTTGTTACCCGGGCAGCAGGAGGTCTGGGAGCCACTGTCGGTATCGTGCGCAACGCCGCTATGGCGTTCGGGATCCTACCGAGATCAACGGACGGATTCCCCAACATAGTCAAGCGTGCTATCCAGGTAGCCGCTGCAGTTCGATTGTTCTCGGCCAGCACGAGCATCATCAGCCGATTCGCAGCTGGGATTCCATTGCTGGCCCGGTTCGCACCGGCCATCCGCGGGGTAGGCGACAGCGCCACCCGAGGGGCAGCCCCGCTCCTCCGGTTCGCACGGGCTGCACTGTTGATCGCTCAGGTTGGCTCAGCCCTCAAGACGGTTACTGCACTCGCCAAGGGCATGGCGCTGCTGACCGGAGGCATTGCCGCCCTGGGCGGGGTGATCTACATCATCACCGGGCTGGCCTCGGCGATCGCCGAGCTGAGCGGCGTTGCCGGGCTACTGCCAGCGGTTCTCGGGGTCGTCGCCCTTGCCATGGGTACGCTCAAGCTCGGGCTCAAGGGCGTGGGCGACGCGTTCAAGGCGCTGGCCAGCGGCGACATGGCCAAGTTTGATGAAGCCCTGAAGAAACTGGCTCCATCTGCTCGTGCATTCATGCAAGAAGTGAAGGCGATCTACCCCGCCTTCAAGCAGCTGCAGCTTGATGTGCAGCAGAAGCTTTTCGATGGTCTTGCGCAGTTCGTGAAGCCGCTGGCTGAGCGGTACCTGCCGCTCCTGCGCAACTCCATGATGAACGTGGCGACCAGCTTCAACATCGCCGCCAAGGACATGGCTGCGTTCTTGAACCAGGACACCACGCAGAACCAAATCGGAACGATGTTGAGTTCGTGGAACATCACGATCTCGAATGTCACCAAGGCGTTCCGACCGCTGTTGCAGGTACTGCTGGATCTGGGTCAGACCGGCGGCCAGGTGTTGGCCGAGATGACTCGCAACACAGGAACTCTGGCGCAGCGCTTCGCGGACTTCGTACGGAAAGCCAGAGACTCCGGCAAGCTGGCGGAGTGGATGCGTGATGGTGTTCAGGCCGCCAAGGACCTGGGCGCTTTCATTCGAGACGTTGGTGTCTCGCTCAAGCTGATCTTCACCGGGCTCAATGGTGGAGAGGGCCAGGGCTTCCTCAAGATGCTGCGCGAAGGTGCAGCGGCTATGCGGGCGTTCCTGGAAAGTACGCAGGGCCAAGAGGCGCTCCGCACCTTCGGTGAGTTCATCGGGAACATCATGACCCGGTGGCTCGAGATCTTCCGGGTGGCATGGGAGCAGCTCAGCCCGGCTATCGCCGCAGTGATGCCGTTCATCCAGCAGGTTGCGGCGGCCATGAGCGTTGGCCTGATTGCGGCACTGCACGTTCTTGGTCCGATGCTGACGGCTCTGGCTTCGACGCTCTCGTTCCTGGCCCCGGTTCTAGCTCCGATCATCGGTGCACTGCTGGGCTTCGGTATCGCGGCCAAGGGCCTGCTGTTGATCTTCGGCATGTTCGGCAAGGCACTCAACCTGTTGATCCTCGGGTTCCGCGCAGTCGGAATCGCTTGGAAGGTTCTGCAGCTTCTGTTCCTGACGAACCCGTGGGTGGCGCTGATCACCGCGATCATCGCGCTTGTGATCATCATCATCACCAACTGGGACACAATCAAGGAATACCTGGCAATCGCCTGGGAGTGGATCAAGTCCACTGCCGAGACGGTATGGAACGCAATCGTTTCGTTCTTCACCGGGATCTGGGCCGGAATCGTTTCCACCTGGCAGACCGTATGGGGTGCGATCAGCACCTTCTTCACCACGATCTGGAACACGATCAGTACCATAGCCACTACGGTGTGGACGGCGATCGTCGGGTTCTTCGCTCCCATCTGGGATGGCGTGGTCACGTTCTTCAAGGCAGCCTGGGATATCATTGTTGGCATCCTGACGACGGCCTGGGAGATCATCTGGGGAATCTTGCGGTTCCAGATCGCAATCATCCTGGCGATCTTCTTCACCATCTTCAATCCGGTCTGGGAGTTCGTCCAGTTCATCTGGAACCAGATCGTGGCGTTCCTGCAGCTGGCATGGCAGGGCATCGTTCTGTTCGCGCAGACGATCCTAATGCCGATCATCCAGTTCTTCATCGATCTGTGGACCACGATCAGCACCTTCATCCAGGGGGTCTGGCAGACAATCACCGACTGGCTGAGCGCCAAGTGGTGGGAGATCGTCGCACTAGCCCTTTCGATCTGGCAGAACATCGTCACCACATTCAACACGGTGATGGCGGTCATCCAGAACATTATTATGACGGTCTGGAACGTGATCTGGGGATTCCTGGGTCCGATCTGGAACACGATCAGCACGGCCGCCTCGACCGCGTGGAACATCATCAGCAACGCGATCACCACGGCCAACAACACGATCTTCGGGATCATCCAGAGCGTATGGAACAGCATCTCCGGGTTCTTCAGCGGAATCTGGAGCACCATCTCAGGCATCTTCAGCAGCGCCACCTCAACGGTGATGAACGTCCTCCAGAACCTCTGGAGCACGATCTCCAACCTGGCCGGTTCTGCAATGAACCTTCTGGTGAACGCTGGACGCAACATCGTCCAGGGCCTCTGGAACGGTATCGCTGCGATGGGCTCCTGGCTGTACGGCCAGATTATGGGCTGGATCCGCTCGGTGGTTCCCGGGCCGATCCTGCAGTTCCTGGGAATCGCTTCGCCGTCCAAGTGGATGCGCGACGAGATCGGCAAGAACATCCCGGCCGGTATCATGGAGGGCATGAAGGCCATGAACGGCAAGCTGATCGCCTCGGCTCGCACCATGACCGAGAAGGTGGCCGAAGCCTCCAAGCTCAGCGATGCACAGATGGCCCAGCCCGCGCTACAGAAGGTTGCGCAGGTTGTCTGGACCGACGCCAACCAGATGACCGGGCCGGTACTCCCTTCGGGCGCAACACCGGCCGGTGGCGGGGTGAACATGAACACGGTTACCCCGCCGTCTGCATACGAGGACCTGGCTGCGGCAACCGGGGTGTCCGCTACCACGATTCAGAGCCTGGTGCTCGATATCAAGGGCAACCTTGACCCGACGAATCAGCTTGAGTTCAAGCGCGCTATCGACGCGGTCATCGAAGGCATTCGGAAGGCCGAGCGCTCCAAGAAGCAGGGGAGTAGCACCTGATGTTGCCCAAAGTTCGAGTCGGTAGAATCACGCTCAACGAGAGCTACTCGAAAGCACTCAGCGACTCTGGAGACCGCAAGGTCAAGATCAGTGGCGTGGAGATGATCAGCAGCCGTGGCCTGCCAACACTCCGGGCACGAGTCGTAGATCTGGCCAACTCGTACGGCATGATGGTTCCTGTGGTCTTTGAGAACAAGACTGATTGGAACGGGTACTACATCGTTGATGGCGTCGATCCCAGTTACACCGAGTGGGGTGACCAGGGCGTCGGGATCATTGAGTGGTCGCTGGAGTTGCAGCGATTCGGATCTGACAACGACATTGACATCGAGTCCCGGCTGACCGGCGGTACACCGCTGCTGAACGACTTCGCCGGTGCCGGTGAGATCTGGCACGCCCCACCCATCGGTCACGCCGCGTACTGGTCGGGGCCGAGCGCTCCCGGTCAGGTGGTCCGGGTCACCCGGGACGGTCCGATCACGGTGTACCGCAACGTTGACGCCGACACCAATCCACGGTTCGTCTGCTCTCCCGAGAACTACTCCCGTGGACGGTGCCGGTTCATCGACAGCAATGGTGTCGAGCGCGTAGGCACGAACTTTGATACCGATGCCGTAGGGTGGGAGATCAACAATGGACTCGTCTCCGTTCAACAGGGTGGATCTGGGACCTTCCGCGTTGGCACCTGGGGCACCGGATTCGAGTTCAAGTCCTGGAATGTGCTCGCCCCATCAGCTCTCGCTGCACCTGTGGGCGTGTCCGTCCTGCGAAACGACTACGAGTGCACCGTGGTGCGACTTCTGTGGAACGTCTCGCCAAGTGGCAGGGTTACCGCTGATCTGACACTTCGACGCGGATCTCGATTCGTTGAGGTCTATGTACAGTCAATGCTGAGCGCTACGCTTGGCATTTCGGCTGCTACGCCTGAGGCTGGCACGGTGACCGGCGGATACATGTTTGCCAACGCAGCCGACGCAGACGGCAACAAGTACCTCATCGGGTCGGCCCGGTCGTTCACTGGCGACGGACCGAACGGTAAGATTAGCAAGGCCACCTCTGTGAAGTTCGACGCTTTCATTGGTGTGGGCACGGCAGTCGATGGCGACGAACCGGCTGACGTGTATCAGCAGTACCTCGGCTCTCCTGCCGAACGAGTGACAGGGGTTCGGATTTGAGCATTCGAGAAGTTGTAGGAGCGATTGGTGACTGGGATCTCAAGCTCAGCCCGAACACGCCTCAGGAGATCCTTGACCGAATCGACTACTGGGGTCACGTTGCGGTCTTCAGTGGTCGTATCGACATCACCCGCTATGGTGATGCAGCGCTGGACCGTGCGCGCTACTCCGGAGTCATCCGTGGTCGTAGTTTCGAACAGGGCAACAATAGCATCAGTGGTGGCGGACTCCCGCTCTGGCTAGGAGATGAGGACGACAAGGGTGACCTTATCGAGCTGCCTATCACTATCACAAACCAACCCCTCAACAACAGCATCAGTGCAGTTCTACCTGACTCAATTCAGCTCGGGAACGTTGAGTCGATCCCTGGGCTTTACACGGGAGTCCACCAGTACGAGACGCCGTTCGGTGCGGTCAACTACATCAGCTCGCTCTACGACGCTGAATGGCGGGTCCGGCCGAACTTCAAGCTAGACGTCGGAAAGCCTGCATTCCTGTACGGAACCGAGCCAACCTGTGCTATCGTCCGTCGCATCCCCGAGGGCGGGGTGGACATGGCGCAGAAGGTGTTGCCCGGACAAGCATCACTGGACGCTGACGTTGAGGACTTCACCACGCGCGTGGTGCTTGTGGTTGCGCCGCCAGAGGGCGAAGTCATTTCTGCTAGTGCCGATATCCTTCCCGGGCTGAACCCGTACAAGGATTTCTTCGGCAACCCGGTCAAGATGACGCGGTTGATCTCGGACTCGCAGACTACCGCAGAGAACGCGCCGTCTGTAGCACAACTGCAGTTGAACCGTTTCACCTCACCCCGCGAGGCGCTGGACCTCAGCACCCAGACGCATGATCTGAAGGGTGACGTCGAGGTCGGCGGTTACATCTGGGTTGAGGACCGTGAGGCCAAGCTGGTTGACCTCAACAACCAGGTCAAGTTCAAGGGCGAGACGCTCTACCCGATGAAACTCCGGGTGTCGGAGATGAGCTGGCCGATCGTACAGGGGATGTCGGTTGGGTACCGGCATTGGGACGGCACCTGGTACGATCTGACTGACTATGTCGAGTATGAGTCGGGTAACACGACACTGGTGGTTGGTGGGTACTACCGCAGCCTGACTGGTGCAGGCAAGTTCACCAACCCGACCGGTTCGGTCCCGATCATCGACACCACGACTCCGGCTGCTCCTGAGTTTGATCCGACTGGCACGTTCACTGCCACCTACAACTCGGAGGTCGACGGCTCCACGCTGGCTGAGATTGTGCTGGCCTGGAACCGGCCGCTCAACACCGACAGCAGTGTCATCACTGACGGTGACTACTACGAGTTGCGTTGGCGCACTAGTGATCAGGGGGTGTACGCCGCCACATATGGTGAGATGGAGGCGTATGCCAACGAGGATCTGACCGGCACCAACCAGGCGCCAATTGAATACAACTTGGGTGCATGGAACTTCATCAGGATCGCGTTCGGAACTGAAGAGTTCCGTATCGTAAACTTGACGCCTGGAATCCCGTACGAGTTTCAGATTCGTGCAGTTGACACAGCCAACCCCGCGCACTACTCGGATTGGTCCGACGCGCTCATCGTGCAGGCCCGTCCTGACACCACAGCTCCCAACCCACCGAAGCCGCCGGAGCTAGCCAGCAACGTGCTGGCAGTGCAGGTGTTGCACCGGCTGGGCACGGCTAGTGTCGCAGGTGACTATAACCTCAACTCGGACCTACACCACCTCAATGTGTACATGGGTCCGGAGCCTACGTTCGAGCCGGACCGCACCGACGGCACCAACAAGATCGGCGACATCCCGGCAACCATTGCACAGATGCGTGCAGAGACCGCCGTCGTCAAGACGTTCAATGTCGCTGAGACGCAGGCACAGTGGTTCAAGGTCACGGCAGTTGACGGATACGGGAACGAGTCGCTGCCTTCGGTGGCGGTGCAGGCGACGGCCGAACTGGTCAGTGACGCCTACATCACCAACCTGACCGTTAGCAAGGTCACTGCCGGGATCATGTCGGCTGCCTGGATCATGGGCGGCAACTTCGCTACGGCTACCACCGGAATCCGTACGGGATTCGACTACACCGGATTCTACGCGTACAACCAGATCAACACCAAGACATTCTCGGTGTCGGCTGCAACTGGTCTGGTCGAGATCGTCGGAAAGATCATCGCATACGACCCGGTCAACGGTCCTGGCGACAGAATCACGATCTGGCCGTCATTCCAGTACAACGCGTTCAACAGCTTCCCCACAATCACATTCGAGACGTCTGACGCCTCGATTCCTGGCTACGCATTCATCAACGCCATTAGCCAGTCCAGTGGTACTACGCTGGGTCTGAACAGCGGCCCCAGTGCCGCTGGTGCAACCTCAGACCACAGCACACTACTGCTGCAGTGTGACGGATGGGCGCTGCAGTACAACACGTATCTTCCGGCAGCGCTGACTGTCAAGGGTGGCCGGGTCTCTGGTGACCTGACTGAAGTCTTCATGGACTTCTGGGATGCGTCTGGTAACAACCAAGGCTTCTACCTGATCGACCAGGACTTCGTCGAGATGCGGCGGCACGGCACTGAGAACGCCGGAAACGGCGAGTGCAACGTTGAGCTGTATGCCAACGGGGTTCGATTCCTAGCGGCTGGCATCTACGCTGCTGAGATCCGTTACAGTGGATCTACGCCTGCCACTGGAATCGTAGTGTCTGGACGATTCGCTAGCTATGGCGAGAATGAAGCCCGCATGCAGGTTGATGGTGCGGCTGGCAACACCTTCAGTATGCGAGACGGTGGTGGCGCAGACCCCATCATGGACATGACGAACTTCGCGGCTAGGTTCGTCAAGAACTTCGTCATCGAGCACCCGGACGACAAGGATCGCTGGCTGGTTCACGGTTGCACCGAGTCTCCGGTTCCTGGCCTGGAGTACAGCGGCACGATCGTTTTGGAGAAGGACTACTGGGCCGAGGTTGAGCTTCCGGACTACTTCGAGTCGCTGGCAGCTGAGGAAGGCCGCCAGACCAGCGTGTTCGTGCAGTTGCCGGACGACGGTTCCATCTACCCGTACATCCCCCGTGCAATCGCATCCCGACCCAAGAATGGGAAGTTCAGGATCAGCACAGACGCTTTTGCCGGTACGATTATCAGTTGGCGAGTGTTCGCTCACCGCAAGGACGTAAGCTTCCCGGTTGAGCCGCTTCGCACTGAGTTTGCCCGGCGGGGTAGCGGACCCTACACCTACGTCGAGAAGGTCTGATGGACGCCACCACAAGGCAGGGCTACCGGCTGCCACTCGATAACGAGCAGTTTGACATCCAGCATCAGAACTACAACTGGACCAAGGCAGATCTGATCAACGGCGTTACGATCTGCACATCAGGCACTCGTCCTGGAACGCCCAGTCCAGGCATGATGATCTACGAGACCGACACTGGGCAACAGCGAGTGTGGGTGGCGGGTTCTCCTGGCAGTTGGGTCATCACTAGTGCCGGACCAGTCATTATCTGCACCAGTGCCACTCGACCGAACCCGAGTGTCACGGGTCAGGTAATTTGGGAGACCGATACCAGCCTGCAGTACATATGCATTGCTGGTGGCTCGCCGGGTGTCTGGTCCAGGATGACACCGGAGTACTTCGGGTACATCGGGGGCAAGCGTTACACTACTCCGGCCACGCTGGGAACCGTGACCACCGCCGAGGCACTGGTCGGCATGGACACCGGTTCGATTGTCTGGGAAGCCAAGTCATACATCATTGATGTGAGCGTTGAGGTGGCAGTGAGTGTTGCCACGACTAACGCATTGCTGCGCGTTCGGGAGTCGAACCTGGCGGGTGCAGTGGTCGGAACGTTCCGACTTCCCACTCAGCCTGCGACAACCAAGTACCATTACAACTTCTCATTCACGTACATGCCGACTGCAGGAACCAGGACCCTGTATCTGAGTGCACAACGAGATGTCGGAACCCCCACGATCACCATCACTTCCACAGCTGGCGTCACGCCGCACATGCTGGCTCGTAAGGTTGGTCCCAGTGGGCAGTTCCTCGCGGTCTGACGAGGCAAGGGGCATGAGTGGACATCGACGTGGCCCAGATCCTGGGCATCGGAGGGCCCACTGGTCTCGCTGGCTTCGTCCTTGCGCTTCTCATCAAAGCGTACTTCGAATCGAAGAAGGACAGGCGAGAGCAGCAACAGGCTGACGTTCAAGAAGAAACCGGAGTCATCAGCAACACCAAGAGTGTGCTGGACCTGGTGGGCGCAGAGACAGCACGAATGGCCGCCAAGATCATCGCTCTCGAAAGGGAACGCGATGATGCAGAGGCTAAGGCTAGGCTTGCAGAGGGTGAGAAGCTTGAGGCGCAGCGCAACGAACGGTTCATCAGAATGGACTTGGAAAAGGTCACTGCAGAGCTAAACCTTTTGAGGGGCAATGGACCAGGGGCGGCATAGGATGGTAGAGTTGACCAAGCAGCTCCCAGAACAGCGCGCGATCAACGCTGCGATCACTGAGTTACACCAAAGCACAGAGGTCGCGTCCAAGCTCCCCACCAAGGACGACCTGAAGCGCGCCACGCGCAGATCAGACCGGAACCGGCTGTACATCCTTTGCGGCGTCGCTCTGATCTCCATCATTGCACTGGCTATCGCAGTAGCCCTGATACCCCGCCTCTCGTCGCTTGAGCAGAACAACGCAATCAACACCGGATCCATCGAGAAGCTGCAAGAAGCTCGGGATCAGCTGAGGGCTGCGGGTGTACCGGAGGATCAACTACCGCCGGTCGTCCCGGCCCCAGCCCCAGGCGAACCGGTAGACGTTGACGCGCTGGTGAATGCAACCGCAGCGACGATCCTGGCTAAGATCCGAACCGACCCTGCCTATCGCGGCGCGGCGGGGTTGAAGGGGGATGTTGGAGATATGGGTCCACAAGGTCGACCAGGCGAAGCGCCTGCATGCCTCACGAGTCCGACTCAGTGTCAAGGAGCGGAGGGGCGTCAGGGCCCAAAAGGTGATGAGGGGGAAAGAGGGCTGCCAGGCGAATCACCGCCGTGTTTGCAGGAGGCGACTGCATGCCGAGGGGAGCGCGGCGAGAAGGGTGACAAGGGAGACAAGGGAGATCAGGGCCCAGTTTGCCCAGACGGAATCACTCCGACACCCCTGACAGTCTTGACCCCCGACGAGGAAACGCCAGACGATCCGAATGACTTCAAGACGCAGACGATCCTAGCCTGCATCCCAGGAGGTGAAGGGCCATGACGCAGTACTCGTACAACGGATGGGTAGCTGCACCGGGCTGGTCGGTCGCGAATGGACAGCTGCAGCCGATGTACGTTGCGGGCGAATCGTTCGCTCCTGGCGTCAAGAAGGGTGACGCAGGAGTTGTTCTGCAGTACGTCGCAGAGCAGTTGCACCAACGTGTTGAGCCCGTGTACAAGCCGGGCTGGCACGAGCAGGACGATTGGGGATACAGCTTCCGCCCCAACGTCAACAACCCTCGTAGCCTCAGCTGTCACGCATCTGCGACAGCCTTTGACTACAACGCGACGCGTCATCCGAATGGCAAGCGCAACACATTCAGTGCAGCTCAACGGGCTGAGATCCACGAGATCCTGACAGAGGTTGACAACGTTGTGGA